ACGTTCGCATTCGAGCCTTCAACGAAGAGCGCGCGCGTATGGGCCTGCCGTTGCTCGGTGGTGACCGCCCCGTCGAGGCCGAGCTGAAGGGTGAGGCGAAGGTCTCCGGCAAGGCAGAAGTGACGATCAATATTCCCGGCTTTGGGGTGCATTCGGCGATGATCCCTCTCTCGGGCACGATGAGCGCGAACGGCCCCGGCTCTCTCGGCACCTCGTCGCCTGATGCTGCCGCAATGCCGGTCGGAGGTCCGTAATGGCCATAGGGCGCGACTGGCTGCGGACTCTCTTTCCGGCGTCGTTCAAGGGCGTCCCGTTCCAGACTGAGCGGGACGAGGAAGAGGGCGGCCGCCGGATCGTCAGCCATGAATTCCCCGGCCGGGACGATCCGTTCAACGAGGACCTGGGTGAGGCAAAGCGCGACTTCGACGTCACGGCTTATCTGGCGTCGGACACCGTTGACGTTCAAGCGACGGCGCTTACTTCCGTCTGCGCACAGCGCGGCGCTGGCATTCTCGTGCTGCCGACGCATGGCCCGATTACCGTCCGCTGTCTGAATTTCCGGCGCAGCCGTGAGAAGGATAGGGCCGGACGAATTGCATACACCCTGCGTTTCGTGCGCGAGGGCGCGGCGACCTCGCTCGTCTCGTTTGCCTCGCTCGCAAACATGGTTTTTGCCCGCGCCGATGCGCTGGCGAGTGCAGTCTCCGTCTTTGCCGAAACCGCGATCTATGCGCTCGGTCAGCCGGACTTTGTGATCGAGGCGGCGACCGAGGGATTGCAGACCGGGGCTGCCACGCTCGACGTGGTTCGCATGTCGGGGAATATCGACCCGGCGTCGAGCGCCGTGCAGCGCAATGCGATCAAGACGCTCTACGATGCTGCGCCAGAAGCGGCGAGCCAGACCAGCGGCGTAAACGGCGAAGCGTTCGCCGACCTCGTGACCATCGCGCGCGGCATTGCCGACGGCATGGAGGGCGGCGCTGCGGTTCGGGCTTTCGAGCCGATCCTCGGCGATCAGCTTGATCCGCCTGCGGGTCCGTTCAGGACTCCGGCTGCGAAGGCTGCCGCGGACAACGAGTTCGCGACCGCCTTGATGATGCGTATGGCCGCCTTGGCAGCTTATGCGGAGGGTATTGCCAGCGCGGTGATCTCGGATCGGCAAACCGCTATCGCGTTGAGGGCGGATGCGGCTGAATACTTCGACGCGGTGCTCTACGCGCTCTCTGCTTACGAGCCGGAAATCTACCGTGCGGTGGTCGATCTCAGCGGAGCGACTATCGATTACCTATCGCGGGCAATCCTTGATCGCGCGCCCGTTATTCCGGTTGAGGCAAACCGCAGGATGCCTTCGTTGTGGTGGGCGCATCGCCTCTATCGCGATCCTACCCGCTCAACCGAACTGGCGGAGCGCAACCGCGTCGCGCACCCCTCGTTCATGCCGACAGACTTTGAGGCGCTGGCGCGCTGATGCTGACCCCGCTGAACCAGCTTAGCTGGTACTTCCCCGATCAGCCGATCGGGCAGACCGAGATTGTATCGGTCGAGGTGGATGGGGTCCGCTATACGGCCTTCGTCCGTGCTCAGGCACGCGCCGGCTACAAAGAAGCTGCACGGGCTTTCGAATTGAGGATCGCGGCAGAGCTTGGAGCGTCAGCCACGCACGCGGTATTCCGCGCCGGCGCCGAGGTTTCGGTCTATTCGAACGATGACCTGCTGCTGACGGGCTTCGTTGACCAAAAGCGGCCGCACTACAGCGCACGCAACGCGCACATGGTCATCACGGGTCGTTCAAAGGCAGGCGATCTGATCGATAGTGATCCGGACCACGACACCGGGCATTTCGAGAACAAGGACCCGGCCGAGATCGGTGCCGAACTGGCGGAAGGTTACGGAGCAACGTTCAGGACGGATCAAGCGCTTTCGAAGCTGGAATCGTACCAGTTGACGCCGGGCGCCAGCATTTTTCGCGAGATTGAGAAGATGGCGCGGCGGCAGGGCATGACGCTTTCCGGCACCGCTGAGGGCGACATTCTGATCACCAAGCCGGATGGCTCAAAGCGGCATGCCGGTGGCGTCTTCGAGGGCCAGAACTTGCTCGTCGGCAACGCTGATCACAACTGGTCGAGCCGATATTCGCGGTACAGTTTCAAAGGACAGCGCATCCTTGGTCACGGCGCGCGGCGCTTGCATATGGTCGCGACGTCAAAAGACGGCGTCGTGAAGCGAAAGCGGCACAAAGCCGTTATCCATGACGATGACGGGTCGATCGATGACCTCAAGGGGCGGGCGACGAACCGCCGGAACCGGGCGGCCGGCGAAGCGCTGAAGGCCACGATTTCGACAGCCGGCTTCCGTGATCAAGCCGGGAAGATATGGGAACCGGGTTATCTGGTCTGGATCGAGAGCCCGTATCTCGACATCGCTCAGGACATGCTGATTGAGGCGGTTGATTTTAGCAGCGGCCCCGAAGGATCGCTGGCACTGCTTTCGCTTGTCGATCCGCGCGCGTTTGGTGGCAAGGGTGCGGGTGGAGGGAAGGGCAACAAGTCCGGCGATGAGTATGAGATTGACGACAGCGAGGCTGTCGACGAGACGCCGGCGGACTGATCAATGAGCTATTGGGAGCACGACGACGCGATCCGCTCGATGATCAGGCGGTTTCAGGTTCTTAACGTTGACGACAGCGGGACGCAGCAGATCCTCGACCTCGCCGGCCTCTACGGCGAGAAGCCGAAGCGCGTTCTTCGGGTACTGCCACACGGTTTCACGTCGAACCCGCCGGCAGGAAGCGATGGGTTAGGGTTGGCGCTCGGCGGCCGATCCGACCGGCTGGCATATCTCGACGGCGGCCATGAAAAGCACCGTCCGAAAAACCTGCCTCAAGGCGGGGCAGCGATCTACGACGCATACGGAAAGATCATCAAGGTTATCGAGGACGAAACAGAGATCGATGCTGGCGGCAAGCCGGTGGTGATCCACAATGCGTCTAAGGTGACGATCGAGGCCGACACGGAGGTCGTGATCGGCCTCAAGAATAAGCGTTACCTCCGCGTTCGAGAGCACCGCATCGACCTTGCGGTGCAGTCGCCGACGGAAGATGCGCCGTACAAGGTTTCGACCGAAGGCGGGCCGTCCGAGGTGCTTTGGGCGAGGATCGACTGATGACGTCGCTTCGGGTTCGGATTGGAGAAGCTGACCGGCCCCAGCCTCAATTGCTATGGGACAGTGTTTGGGATTCTCAGACTGGCTGCGCCGATTGGGCAATGGCCGGCGACGACGAGCCGTTAAACCGTGGCGGGCTGCGCGCCAAGGCAGCGCTGCACACCGCAATCATTGTGGCGCTGTTCACGGACAAGCGCTGTCCTGACCAACACCCGCACCGTAAGTTCATCGGCGACGATGATCCACGGGGATGGTGGGGCGACGATATCGACGTTCGCGCTGATCTTGGCGAGGACGAGCTTGGCTCGCTGTTGTGGATATATGAGCGCGCGCCGCTGAACGAGGAAGTCCGCCGGTTTGTCGAGGTTGCCGCTCAGGAGGCGCTAGCGCCGCTGATCCGGCAGGGGGTGGCCGCGCGTATCGACGTTGAGGCAACGATGCAGGCGGCCGTGAATCGGATTGACCTGTCCGTTCAGGTTTACGGCCGTGACAATCAGATCATCCATCGCGAGCAGTTTAGCGACATCTGGAAACAGGCATCCGCGAAATGAGCTATGCGCTTCCGACATTGCAGGATTTGCTGGATCGTACGCGCAAAGCATTCCGCAAGTCTCTGCCTGGCAGCGATGCTTGGGTTTGGCCCAACAACATCACGCCGACCGCAAAGGTTATCGCTGGCGCAGTCTTCGAGGTGTTCGGCTTTGCCGGCTACATCGCGAAGATGATCTTCGTAAGCACCGCGCCCGATCTTGAAACACTGAAGCTGCATGCTAACGAGTACGGCATGACGCTGCTTCCGGCCGAGCCGGCGCGCGGTGTCTTGCGCTTGACCAGCACCGGCGATTTGACGGTGGCGGCAGGTGCGGTGTTCGCCCGCACAGATGGCGTGCAGTATGTTTCATCCGCCGGCGCTTCTAGGATCGGGGCTGGCGACATCGACGTTCCCGTGACAGCGGTTGTCGATGGCGCGGCCGGAAACGTGCCCGACGGTGCAGGAGTTACGATTGTCTCCGGGGTAACAGGCGATGCGACTGCGCTAGTCCATGGAGATATCGTCGGTGGTGCCGATGTGGAGGACAAGGAGAGTTTTCGCACGCGCATCTTGTTTCGGAAACGCTATCCGCCGCACGGCGGCGCCGCATCAGACTATGTGATGTGGGCGCGAGAGGTGAGCGGTGTCACGCGAGTGTTTGTTGAGCGTCTTTGGGCGGGCGCAGGCACCGTTCGCGTTTTCGTGCTGATGGATCGCCTATATTCTGATGGGGTTCCGGGCACCGACGATATTGCCAGGGTTCGGGAACATATTGAAGCGATGCGACCCGCTGGTGCGATCGTGACGGTCGCTGCGCCATCTGCTGTCTCTATCGATGTCGTTATTGACGGGTTTGAGCCGGATACAGTCGAGGCGCGAGAGCAAGCAAAGGCATCGCTGCGCGAAGCTTTTCTGCGGCTTGGGCGAGTTGCGGGAGGCGATACGGCGGTCGGCGGCATGCCGTTCCTCGCTACGCCATTCAGCTTCTCAAGGTCGTGGATTTGGCAGGCGGTAGCGAATGCATCTGGTGAGGAACGGCATAGCATCACAACGCCGGGCAGTGACGTTGCGCTGTCCGCAGGGCAAATCCCGGTTCTCGGCAACGTGACATTCAGCTAATTCGATGCACTGCCCAACTCGTGATGAAACGCTGGCCGCGCTGCTGGCGCTGTTGCCGCGCGGCCGCGCATGGCAATCAAACTTGGGTGGACCCGAGCCTTATCGGGATGCGGCTTTTTCCGCCGGATCGTTCGATCCGGCGGCATATGATGCAAAGCCGACCTCCGGCTCTGTCATGTACCGCTTTTGGTCGGCGGTCGCTGGTGTGATCGATTTTGCGCATCAACGTCTTTGCGCTCTTGCGCTCGAAATGTTCTGCGCCACCGCCAATGAGACCCGTGACCAATGGATGATCGAATACGGTCTACCAGACCCGTGCGACGCCTATCCTGACCTCTGCACGAAGGTAGCTGCTACTGGCGGTACAAGGTGCGAGTATTTTGCTGTTATCGCATCGCGCGCAGGATGGGCAATTTGGTGCGACGATGGCAGCGAGTGGTGCGGAGATCAGATCGGCGATTTCTTCGCTGGTGCGGGCATGATCGGTAATGCGCTTGCCGCCGTTCTTACGATCACTGTCGATACACACGCCAGCCCGTCTTTCACCGGCAGCGTTCAGACGCCTCCGCAGCCCGGCCTACTGATGGCGGGTTTACCTCTGGCCTGCGATCCTGACATTTCAAGCCTGCAATGCCTGCTTGAACGAATCGTCCCGGCGCACGTCTCGCTCGTTTATCTCACAATCTGAGGCTCCCAAGATGACCGACGTTCTTGGCCCGGCATCCACTAATGCCGTCGTCACTCGTCCTACCCGCACAATTTCGCGCGGTGCGGACCCAACCTGGTTTCGTGATTGCAGCAACCCTGCGCTGAGGGACGGGACAATTCTGCCGGCGGACTTCCTTAATGACGTGCTCGCGCAACTACGCACGGCATTCGCCAATTCCGGCATCACGCTCGACAACGGCGATGACATGCTGTGGCGCGCAATGCAGGCGGTTTCGACCCGCTACGCTGAGGATAGCAGCGGGGCTGCGAATGCCATCGTCGCGGCGTTCGATCCGCCGGTGACGAACTATGGCAGCGGCGGATTGATGCTGGCCGTGAAAGTCGCGAACAACGTCACCGGCGCGACGACCGTCAAGGCGAATGCGCTCTCGACCAAGGCGCTGAAAAAGATCGATGGCGCCGATCTCGTGACCGGTGATCTACCGGCCAGCGCGATTGCGCTGATGATGTTTGATGGCGTCAAGTTTCAGTTGCTCTGCACCTTTGCGACGGCGCCGGCGTTGCCGCCGATGTTCGGTCGGAATCTTATCGTCATCAGTTCTTCGCAAAGTTGGACCGTGCCGGCCAGTGTTACCCAAGTTTATGCGCAAGTGTGGGGCGCGGCGGGTGGCGGCGGGGCCTCGCATTCGTCTGGCCCCTGCGGTGGCGGCGGCGGTGATAGCGGCGGCTATTCGCAAAAGCTCTGCACCGTGACACCCGGCGCGAATATTTCCGTGACCATCGGCGCCGGCGGTGCTGGCGGCGCGGGCAACGGCGCCAACGGTGTCGACGGCGGATCGTCGTCGTTCGGCGCTTACTGCGCGGCGACGGGTGGCAAGAAAGGTCTCGGCGGTACGGCGGGCGGGCTC